GGGAGTTCGTCCCGAAGGTCGCGACCACGTCGGTGACGGCGAGGGTGTTCCGCCCAGAGTCGACAGTCCGAGTCGACGTCGACGATTTCTGGTCCGTTACGAACCTTGTTGTGAAGTCCGACGACGATGATGACGGCACGTATGAGACGACGTGGACTATCGACACCGATTTTGTTCTCGAACCGTTCAACGGTGTTGTCGAAGGTCTCGCAGGGTGGCCGTGGACGACAGTCCGCGCCGTTGGCACTCGGACGTTCACTACGGGGTACCGGCCGACGGTGCAGGTGACGGCAGCGTGGGGATGGGCGGCAGTCCCCGCCCCTGTCACGCAAGCGACCCTGCTCCTCGCCTACAAGAACTTGGAACGCAGGAACGCGGCGTTGGGTGTCGCAGGGTTCGATTCGTTCGGGCCGATCCGCGTGTACGAAGACCGCGACGTCGAACGGCTCCTCCGCCGTTACGTGATCCGCCCGGCAGTGTTCGGCTAATGGCCCTCAACGTTGCTGCGGTCCGTGCCGGCCTCGCCTTTGTGATCAACGCGGGGACGGGCCTTCCCATGTCGGCGTGGGAAGTCGATTCGGTGAGCCCACCGTGCGGGTTCGTCGCGGCGGGTGACCCGTTCATGCCGGAACCGTTTGAAGCGATGCGAGATGGTCTCTGCCAAATCGAGTTGATCGTTCGTGTCATTGGTGGTCAGCCCGGCAGTTTCTCGGCTGGGGTACAAGCCCTCGACCAGTACATGGGTTCGGGGACCGGCCAAACCAAGTCGGTGTTGGACGCCATCTACGACGACACGACGTTGAACGGTGCGATCCCGGCGGGGAACATCCGTGCGGTCGAGGTGTCTGGTATTCGGTCCATCGAAATGTCGGATGCGCGTGTGTACGTCGGTTTTGAAATTCCGGTCCGTATCTTCATTACGAGGACGTGACGGTGGCAACCTTTGTGGGGCTTCACAACAGGGTGTATGTCGGGGCAGTCGATTTGTCCGGCTTCGCGAACCGAGTCGATTTCGGGCCGTTGACTTGTGCGATGCAACCGTCAACGACGTTCAACGATGGCGGGTTCGACTGTGTCCTCCCCGGACTGATTTCGGGTGAAGGTCTCGTCGCCGGTGTTCAAGATTTCGCGTCGGGTGGCCCCGATTCGGTGTTCACCCCTGCGGCGCTCGGAACGCAATATCCGGTGACGGTGGTCCCGAACCCGACGGGAACTGTCACGGCCGGGGACGCGGCATGGGTGTCTCGGGCGTTGTTCGGGCGGTCTGCCCGAGCTCCGATGGTTGGTGAAGTCGCCCAGTTCGAGTACCAGTTCCCGTATGACACGGCGATTGTGCGGGCGTTGGTCGCGCATCCGGTGGCGGCTCGTACCACGGACGGGAATGGGACCGCTGTCGCGTTGGCGGGCCCGACCGCTGCACAGAAGCTGTATGCCGCTTTGCATGTCACCGCATACTCCGGCCTCGACGACGTCGTGTTCAAAATCCAGTCGGACGACGCGTCGGGTATGGCAAGCGCGACGGACCGGATCACGTTCACGACAGTGTCGGGCCTCACGTCACAGTTCGCGTCGGTTGCTGGCAGCTTCTCCTCCGAAACGCATCACCGGATCACTTGGGATGTCACCGGAACGGGGTCTGTGACCTTCGTAGCCGCGTTCGGAGTGATCTAAGCCCCGTCTGTACCACCTAACCCATCAGAGCCGCCTCCGGGCGGCTTCTTTGCGTTGAAGGAGCCTCCGTGGCCTCGCTCGTTTACACCAACGTCATGGCCGTTTACGGCACGATTTTCGCTGCGACTGGTCCGGGGCCGGGTAACCCGACCGTCGAGGGGACGATCACTGCCGCGTCGTTGACCAATTTCTCGGATCACGTCCGGTCTTTGACCGTCAACGACACTGTCGCAATGCAGGACTTCACCACGTTCGGTGATGGTGGGTTCACTACCCAGAAGCCCGGTTTGATCGGTGCTGACATCCAGGTCGAGTTCAACCAGGATTTTGCATCTGGGTCGGTCGACGCGACTTTCGGGGCGGCGTTCACGAACAAGACGCTCGGCTTCTGGGATTTCAAGCCGACGAACTCGGCTCGGGGTGCAACGAACCCGTCGTACGTGTACGCGGCGTATGTGGCGTCCTACCCGGTGATCGGTCAGACGGTCGGTGATCGTGCTGCGGTGACTGTGTCCCTCGCGGTGACTGGCACGTACGCGCGACTCACGGCGTAGTGGCCGACAAGGTCGCGTTTGTTGGGTTGCGCGAGTTTCAACGGGCGCTACGCCAGATCGACCCGGACCTCCGTAAAGAGTTACGGGAAGTGCAGAAAGAAGCCGCGCAGATCGTCGCGGTGACGGCCGCCGCTCGTGCTCCACGTCGTACTGGTCGTCTCGCAGGGTCAGTTAGGGCGACAGCAACACAGAAGGCCGGTTCGGTGCGTGCTGGTGGGGCTCGGCTCCCGTATGCGGGTCCAATCCATTTTGGTTGGCGTGCCCGGAACATCCGTCCGCAACCATTCATCTACGACGCGCTCGACGCCCGGCGTGAGCAGGTGGTCCGCAAGTTTGAGTCCGGTATCGAAGGCCTCTTCCGCAAAGCGGGACTGAAGTAGGGGGGCAAGTGGAAAAGATCGTGCTGGACGTCGACAGCCTCACTCTTGGCGAGCTCGAAGAGTTCGAGGAGTTGACAGGATTGACACTCGATTCGCTGGTAGCTGGGCGGCTGCCAGCGAAGGCGATCACGACACTCGTGTTTCTGACGACTCGTAGGGCAAACCCCGAGTTCACGTTGGATGACGCCCGCCAGTTGCCGTTGTCGGCGTTGGAGGAGGCGTTGCCGGACCCTCCGTCGCCGACCGCCTCGCTGCGGTAGCCGCGTTCTGCCATTTCTGGCGGATGACTCCTGCGGAGAGACGTACTCTCACGCTTGCCGAGTACCGGGCGTTCGTTGCCTTCATGGATGACTACGCCCAGGCGTTGGAGGACCGATAGATGGCCGGGAAGTCAACGATCCAGGTTGTCATTTCGGGTGACGCTTCTGGTGCGATCCGTGCGTTTCGTGACGTCGATCAGGAATCGTCCCGGCTAGGTCGAATCGAAGACAAGTTCCGGTCTGTCGGCGCGTCTATGACGTCGCTCGGAAAGAAGATGACGCTCGGGGTTACGGTGCCGCTCGTCGCGGCCGGCGCTGGGCTCGTCAAGCTCGGTTCCGATCTTGAGCAGGCGGTCGGCGCTACCGAAAGTGTGTTCGGTGATGCGATTGTCACTGTCAACCGTTACGCGACTTCGTCCGCGACTGCGGTGGGTCTGTCTCAGCGGGCTTACCGGGAGTTGGCGGCGGTTGCTGGCGCCCAGTTCAAGAACTTGGGTTTGTCGCAGGACGCTGCGGCGGAAGGTGCGAACGATCTGATCAAGATCGGCGCTGATCTTGCTGCGACGTTCGGGGGTAACACCGCTGACGCGGTGAGCGCGTTGGGTTCGGCGTTCCGTGGTGAAGCTGATCCTGCGGAACGGTTCGGTTTGCGGTTGAACATCAACACCGCGAACGCGAAAGCTGTCGCGATGGGTCTGGCCGTCACTACGGGCGAGGTGTCGGACTTCGCTCGGCAGCAGGCGATCATGGCGTTGATTGTCGAACAGTCCGGCGGCGCGATGGGCCAGTTTGCCCGTGAGACGGACACTGTCGCCGGCAAAACGCAGATAGCGAAAGCCCGGTTTGAGGATGCGGCCGCGTCGTTGGGCACGAAACTTCTCCCAGTCGCCCAAAAGTTGATTGGGTGGGCTACCACCGTGATCGAGAAGTTTCAAGGACTGACTCCCGAGATGCAGAAATGGATTCTGATTGTCGGGGCGTCTGTAGCGGCGCTCGGCCCGCTTCTGATCATCCTCGGAGCTGTTGCTTCTGCGATCGCTGCGGTCGGGCTTCCCGTCATCGCTGTCGTCGCAGGGATCGCGGTGCTAACCGCGGCGCTTGTTGGCCTCTACCAGAACAACGCCGAGTTCAGAGATCAGGTCAACGCGGTTTGGGCAGACATCCAAGAGACGTTTGAAGGTGTCGTCGAGGCGATCACGATTCTGTGGGAAAAGTTCGGTGACGACATCGTCCGGCTCGTGACGCAGCAACTCAATGCGGTGATGCGGATCGTCGGTGGGCTGCTCGACATCATCCTCGGGATTGTGAAGGTGTTCACGTCACTGATCCAAGGTGACTTCGCTGGGGCGTGGGAAGGCGTCAAACAAATCTTCCACGGTGCTGTCGATGTGATCGTCGGGATTGTGTTCAGTATCGTCTCAAAAATCCAGTTCATCATCGGTTTGGTCGTTGAACTGTTCGGCGATCTGCCAGGCAAGATCGTCGAGGCTCTCGCCGCGTTGCCCGACAAGATGTTCGACGCGGGCTACGCGGCTGGGAAACGGTTGGTTGAAGGGGTCAAAGACGCGGCGGGTGGCATCCTCGGCAAGATTCTCAACCCGGCGAACATTGGTCTGGACCTTCTCGGCAAGATTCCCGGTTTCGATTCGGGTGGAGTTATCCCCGGTCCGATTGGTGCGCCTCGCCTGGTCG